ATGCGCGAGGCAAAGCCCCAGCACTTCGACCAGATGCAAATTTACATGCATCTTCGTGGTCGTGAGCGCGGCTGCTATTTGGCCGTCAACAAGGACACCGAAGAGCTTTATCTAGAGCGCATCCAATACGATGCCGATGCAGCCCTGCGCCTGATGGCCAAGGCTGATCGGATTGTTCACGCTCATCACGCGCCCGATCGCATTGCATCGGACGCTTCTGCTTTCCCCTGCCGCTTCTGCGATCTGCGCGAAGCATGCCATGAGGCGCAGTTTGCCCGTCGCAACTGCCGGACGTGCCTGCATGCAACGCCCGGCGCCAACGGCGTTTGGTGGTGTGGCCGTCATGGCTGTGAGCTTTCCGCCAATGATCAGCGGGCTGGATGCGCCAACCATCTCTATCTTCCATCGCTTGTCCCAGGTGAGCAGGTGGACGCAGACCAAGCCGCCGAGACCGTCACCTACCAAATGCCCAGCGGCGAAACGTGGGTGGATGGCGCGCAGCGCTCTCAATCCTTGACGGAAGGTGCTCAGCGAAACGCAGCAGGGAGGGCGGCGTGATGATCACCGTCTTTGCCGATGCATCGGTTTGTAATCAAACAAAAGCCAGCGGTTGGGGCGCTTGGTATATTGCGGATGGGCTTGAGGCTGTCCTCACCGGCGGCGCATTCCAGAATTTTACTGCGGACGTGACCGCTGCTGAACTGGAAGCGCTGGCCAACGCTTTAGCTCACGCAGAGCAAACAGGCGCTTTGTCTTCAAACCAACAAGTGGTGATGCTCCAGTCGGATTCGGTGGGTGCCCTATCAGTTGTGCGCCAAAAGATGCGCGCGCGAGATAGCCGTCATGCCAATGGCGTCCGCGTACCCTTTCAGAAAAAGCAACCAAATGAACGTCAATCGGCTGCGGTTGATGTCATCGCAGAAATTATTGGTCGCAATGCGCTGAGGGTGGTGGTTCGCCATGTACGCGGGCACACCAAAGGACGTGGACGGCAGTGGGTCAATCGACAGTGTGATCGGCTCGCCAACGAGGGGCGAAGGAAAGCAGCGGCCTTGCAAGAGGTGGCGGCATGATCTCCCTGCGACCCTATCAACAAGATGCTATCGACAGCGTGTTTGGCTATTGGGCCAAGGGAGGCGGTAATCCCCTGATCGACATGGCCACAGGCTTGGGCAAGAGCGTGGTGGTTGCTGAAATCAACCGGCGGCTTGTGACGCAATACCCCGGCTTTCGCGTGCTGAACCTTGTGCATGTTCAGGAGTTGGTGAGCCAGAACTATCAGGCGCTCATTCGCCTATGGCCGGAAGCCAATGCCGGCATCTGGTCCGCAGGACTCGGTAAGCGCGATGGGCATCATCCCGTCACCTTCGCGTCGATCCAATCCGTCTACAAGCGTGCCGCCCAACTTGGGAAACGCAACCTTGTCCTGATCGATGAGGCACACTTGGTGCCGCATGCCAGTGAGGGCATGTATCGCAAGCTCATTGATGATCTGCGCGAGCAGGCCCCGGACATGCGCATTGCTGGTCTTACGGCAACTGCTTACCGCTTGTCGTCTGGTCGGCTGGATATGGGCGAGGGACGACTGTTTGATGAGATCGTCTACACCTATGGGGTAGGCGACGGCATAAAAGATGGATGGCTGTCGCCGCTGATATCCAAAGCGTCGCTTGCCGAGATCGATGTGTCGGGCGTTTCCAAGCGCGGCGGTGAGTTTGTTGCCGGGGCCCTCGAAGCCGCGGCAAACGATGAGGCACTGATCCGCAAAGCCGTCACTGAGATGCAGGTGCTTGGTGAGCACCGCCGCTCCTGGCTCATTTTCTGCGCTGGCGTCAAGCATGCTCACCACACCGCCGACATCATGCGATCTGCTGGCATCGACTGCGCCACGGTGACCGGCGACACGCCGAAGGGTGAGCGCGAAAGCCTTATCCGGCGGTTCAAGTCCGGCGAGATACGCGCGCTGACCAACGCCAATGTGCTGACCACTGGCTTCGACGCGCCAAACGTTGATCTCATCGCTTTCCTGCGCCCGACGCTTTCAACTGGCCTCTACGTTCAGATGTGCGGACGCGGAACCCGCAAAGCCGATGGCAAGGACAACTGCCTCGTGCTCGATTTTGCTGGGAACGTACGGCGCCATGGCCCGGTTGACGCGATTGAACCACCAAGCACGCGCGGTGCCGTCAAGAAAGACGTTGAGGCGGTCAAGGTCGATACGGTCAAGGCAAAGGCGTGCCCCGACTGCGAGGCGTTGTTACCGATCCAGGCGCGCCAATGCCAGTGGTGCGGTCACACATTTGCAACCGAGGCCAAGCACGCTGATACGGCGGATGCTGCAACGCCGATCCTATCCTCTGAGAAGGTGCCGCCGGAAGTAGTACCCGTGGTCGATTGGCAGGCTTGCCGCTGGGAGAAACAAGGATCCCCGGACAGTCTGCGCGTGACCTACTTTGCAGGCCTTGAAGCCATCAATGAATGGGTGTGCCTAGAGCATGGGGGCTTTGCTGGCCAAAAGGCGCGCGACTGGTGGCAATCGCATGCATCGGGGCCAGTGCCCGAGACGGTGGATGAGGCGCTGTTGGTCTTTGACCAACTCACCATGCCAGCGGCTATCGTCGTCAAACCCAATGGCAAGTTCAAGAACATTGTCGGGCGCCGCTTTAACCAAGAGGTGGCTGCCTGATGAGCGATATGATCACCGAAACGCCTTGGGCTGAATTGGACACCGAGCAACGCACGGCTGCTCTTAAGCGTCTGAGCGTCTTGTCCTACAAGGACATCGGAAAGCTTCTGCAAGTGAGCGACCGATCCATCCAAGTGCATGTCAGAAAATATGGGCCGGTCAAGGAGAAGGTTGAGCGCAAGGCGGTTCAACAAGCGGACAAGATTGAGACGCTCACCCCGTTCACGCCCAAGTCCGCCAGCTACGACGAAATACGCAGGGCACTCTTGAGGGAGAAGACACCCCGAGGGCGTGCTTACAAACTGGCTGATGTCCATCGGGCTATGGGGCCGAACCGCAAGCTGACGCCGCCACGGCATGTCAGATTTAATCGCTACCAAGAGCAGCAGTTGCAGCGCCTTCGGCGGGGTGCTTCGGCATGAGTCAGAACCTTTCATCGGCTGTGATGCAACAGCGCTCCGAACCCCATGACAGTTTGGACGACTTTCCAACGCCGCCCTGGGCTACCCGCGCTCTCTGTGAGTGGATTGAACAGCAGATCGGCCCGCTCCGCGAGTTGATTGTTCGTGAGCCCGCCGCCAATCGCGGCCACATGGTGAGACCACTAGGAGAGTTTTTTGCTCGCGTCGAAGCAGCGGACATTCACGACTATGGCGCGGGCTTTCCTGTTCAGGACTACCTGTTTGGCGTTGAACCTGAGTCGGTTGATTTCACAATCACTAACCCACCTTTTCGTTTGGCCGAACAGTTCATCAGCCGTATGCGCGCCACCTCGCAAACTGGCTGCGCAGTGCTGGTGCGTACCGCCTTTCTGGAAAGCGTTGGTCGTTTTGAGACGCTGTTTCGTCATGCGCCGCCAGACGATGTGCTCCAATTCAGTGAGAGGGTTGTGATGCACAAGGGAAAGCTGAGCGCGACAGGGTCAACAGCGACAGCTTACTGCTGGCTGGTTTGGTGGTCTCAACAGTACCGCGAGCCCTGTTTCACGCCTCACCTACATTGGATTCCGCCCTGTCGGAAACGCCTAGAGCGCCCTGAAGACTACCTGGTGACCAAATGAACGCGCTGGCTAAGCACCGCGGAAGCCAGCACCTGTGCGCTGTTTGCAACCGTCAGACCAATCATGCGGTTGGCGTCGGCGAGGGTAGGTGCGTGCCAATGATGTGGGTGTGTTCGCAAAAGTGCAGGTCGGTTGCGCTCAAGACGCACGAGCACCTGATCAGCGATGATCTTGCCTATTATGAGCGCCTGGCGCGCGAGACCGGTGGTGTGATGGCCGGCCAATATCTCGATCGGCTGGGCAAGCACGATCTGCGCACGCTCACGCCAGATGAGTGGCGTACCTTCTTGCACACCATCTTTGATACCTATTCGGCCAACATGATTGAGAGCCTTGAGCGGGTCTACAATGCTGCGCAGCGCGGAGCGGCTTAATTGCTCATGGGCAACTATCAAACCGCCATTGAACTGACGCGACTAGGCTTGGCCGTTTTCCCTTGCGAGGAATCGGGCGAGACGCGCAAGCGACCCAAGCCAGGCGTGCGCTGGAAACAAGCCTCTGGCGATGATCCTGAGCGTGTTCGGGTGCTCTGGAACAGTTGGCAAGAGGCCGTTCCTGGTGTCGATCTGGCCAAGGCTGGGCTTTTGGTCATCGACTGCGATCGTAAGCCTGGTCAGCCCGATGGGGTGGAGGCGTTTTCTGCGCTCTGCGATGGCGTGGGTTTTGATCTTTCCGGCGTGCCACAGGTCATCACACCATCGGGCGGTATGCACTTCTATTTCAAGCAAATCTCGACCGATGCGCCGCATGGCAATGCGAAGGGTGATTTGCCTGCCGGGATCGATGTGCGCGGCGCCGGTGGCTATGTCATCGGCCCCGGTGCCCGATTTACCGATGATGGCGCGCGGTATGAGATGGCGGGCGATGTCGAAATCAGCGAGGCACCAGTGGTGCCCGATTGGTTGCTCGCTCGCCTGAAGGCTGGAAAGCAGCAACGAGAGCACGTGCCGCCGGCCATGGGGGCGCAGCCTTACGCACCTGCCGGAACAGGCCGCGAGGCGGCTTACATCGCAGCGGCCATGACGCGCGAGATTGAACTGGTGCGCACAGCACCGCAGGGCACGCGCAATCAGGCGCTCAACGATGCGGCGTTGAAGCTGGGGCATTATGTCGGCGGTGGATTGCTGACTGAGGGAGAGGTGCGGCACGCCCTCATTTCTGCGGCCATGGCATCCGGTCTGGCCAAGGATGACGGTCTGAAACAGTGCGAGGCCACCATTCGCTCTGGCTTGTCCAAGGGCATGGCAGAGCCCAAGGGTGTTCCTGAGGGGGAAAGCGATGAGGCGGCGCAGCTAGGCGCGCAAATCGCCAGCAGTCTTATGCCCAAGCCGACCCTGGTTGAGCATGAGGATGGCACACTCATGGATGCCGAGACCGGAGAGGTGATTGAAACGGTCAAGCCCAGCACCAATGACAATGTGGATGTGGACCTTCCGCCTGGCTTGGTGGGTGAGGTGGCGCAGTGGATATGTCAGACAGCGCGTCAGCCCAATCCGGTCTTGGCGCTGGCAGCCGCGCTATCGGTTGTTGGCACCGTGGCCGGGCGACAGTTCGCTAGCCCAACCGTTTCAGGAACGCATCTCTATGTTGTCGGTATAGGCGTGTCCGGTGCTGGCAAAGATCATGTGCTCAAGGCAGCCGAGCGCATTTTGGAGGCAGCGGATTGCAACCATCATGTCATCGGCGGCGGGTTCGCATCCTCATCAGCGGTCAACAATGCGATCACCGAAAAGCCTTTGCTCCTTTGCATCATTGATGAGTTTGGCGGGTTCCTGGGCAAGGTTTTGAGCCCAAAGGAATCGGGCTGGCAACGTGGTGTGGCAGATCAAATGCGCACGCTTTGGGGAACCAATTTCAGCAATTTCCGCACGCAGGAGTATGCGGGCAAGTCATCCGTACTTATTCGTTCGCCGCATTTTTCCCTGCTCACGGCCACCACGCCAGCGCAGTTCTTCCGCACTATGCAAGGCGCATCGATCGAGGATGGCACGTTCAACCGTTTCCTGCTGATGGATTCCGGCGATTGGCGGGCAGAGGATCGCCAGCCATCAGAGGATGTGCGCCACGTGCCGGCAGAGCTACGCCTAGGCCTCAAAGGCATTTACGATCACTCAGGACCGCTTATCGCCTCACAGCGCAATCAATCATCGTTGGAGCCGGATCCTGTGTGCCTGGCCTGGGGTGCAGACTCAGAGGACATTTGGACGGCGTTCAAGTCCGATCTGCAAGCCAAGCGTGACAAGAACGATCTTCTTGAAAATCTCGCCGCACGCACGGCTGAAATGGCGCTGCGCATCGCCACCATTGTGGCCATAGGGCGCCGGTCTATGAGCGTCGATGCAGACGATTTGACGTTCGGCATTCTGCTCGCCTCTCGGTCGCTTGAGGCCATGATCAAGGGCGCTCAAGAACACATGGCAGAGACGCCATTGCAAGCGAATGTGAAGAAGGCGCAGGCATTCATCTTTAAAAAATCAGCGGTGAGTCGCACGCAATTGGTCAAGCATATGCAGGGCGCAATCCGGGCGCGCGATCTCGATGATGTCATCACAATCCTGCTCGAAGCAGGATCAATTGAGCGCACTGAGGGCATCGTTAAGAGCGGAAATTCGGTCGTGTTTTACAAGGCAATTAAGGGACAAGAAATCGCCTGACCTGTTCCCGGAACCGGTTAGGAAGAGGTGGTAACAGGTGCGAACCTATCGGGAACAAAAATGTACCTGTTACCACCTTTTCCCGATTTTTCAAGTAACAGGTAAGTCGATGAAAAATAACAATAAAACATCAAAATATGGTACCTATTACCGGTTATTTCCAAAATTTACTTTTGAACAAACAAATATATTTTTTATTGCCTATTTTTGTTTTTATTTGAATTGTCAGTGTCGAAAGTAGGTTTACGCGTACGCGTGCGCGCGCGAGGAGCGCCAAAAACGAGATGGGTAAGAGGTGGCTGAGATAAGCAACAAGAGAGACCTGGAATACGAAAAACGGTGCGTCCTGCGACACATGCTCTGGTGGCACGAGCAAGATGCCGATCCCGATCTGAAGAATGCACTGTCGCTGTATCAAAAACGAAAGGTGCTACCGGCGTTGGCAGAGCAAGGATTGATCGTGCGTGTCGGTCGCTCGTGGCGAATTGCTGACGCACGCGAAGCTGAGGCGTGGGTCTATTGGTCCCGCAAAACACACGAACGCGAACAAGACAGGAAGTTTCGCAATGCCAGTTGATCACAGAACCACAGAGGACCGGCTGCGCAGTCTTGAGGCGCAGGTCAAAGCGCAAGGTCAAATCCTTGAGGCGATGTCTCTTGGAATGAAGGGTGTGCTTGAGCAACATGCCAAGGGTGTACTTGAACTCGCCAACGCCGTGCCGTCCGCTGTCGATCAGGCGACCAGCGGTCTCAAGCCTTACGACAGGGAAGCTGTGTGGGGTGAGGGGCCGGATGTCGAGCAGCACCGTGTGACAATCGCTCTGCGCCGTGTCATGGCCGTGCTTTCCCACAACACAGTCATCACGCGTGGTGAACTCGGCAGAAAGCTCAAAGCCATGCGAGGCGAGGAAAAGGTCACCAACAATGAAATCAATGCTGCGCTTGATGTCATAGCCAATGAAGGGCGGCTTGAAGTGACCAAGACACCAACGGGGCCAAGTGGGCGCGGGCGACCTGTTGAAACCTATCGGCTGTTGGCGAAGGCAGCTTCATAGCCTCCTTCCAATACATGCGCGCGTGCGCTAAACCTGATTTGCGCACCTCGAATCCAGTCCAACTTTGACGGCGCTCTAGCTTAGCTTGGAGCCACGCCGTGCAGCCTATCGAACAGTTTGACATTACGTCCGCACAAGCCGTGCGGGCAGTGCGTGAGATCATCCGCCGCGCCATCCTGACGTTTGAAGCCTTGCCCGATCCACAGCGCCACATGCGCTATCAGGGGCAAAGCTGGGCAGGGCAGTGGAAGGGCGATCTGTATGCCGACGAGCAGACGCGGGTGCGCTATGTTCCATCGGCTCATGAGATCGACCAAGCCTATGTGGCGCTGCCCTGGCTCCAATGGCTTGGACACACGCACGGTTCAGCAGCGGTCAAGCGACTGGTGAACTGGTGCTACGGCAAATCCAACACCGATCAGGGGCGGCGCGAGAAGGTATCGGCCAAGACCATTCAGAATCGCATCGATCGCGATGTAGCGGCAATCATAGCCAAGTTCTTTGGTGCAAACTGCGATGTGCGTGTGGTCGAGGAGCCTTGGAGGGAAACGGATTTCGCTCTCGAATGGCGTGATCGCACGGGTGCCTGGCCTACCAGCGGCGAGATCAAGATCATGACCGTCTACGTTCACGGCAAGGGTTTGATGCGCAACGGAAAGCCGTGGAACAACGGCTACGACAAAGCTGAGAAGCTGATGAAGGCGTGTGCTTAGCAGGTTCGTCCAAAAAATATTTCATTGACACTTTCCCATGTTTCCCTGATTTTGCGTGCAAATCAGGTAGTGCTGAGAAGTGCGCGCCGGTGAAAGTTCGCAACGCGGGCCCAATTGTGGGCGCCGCGTTTTTTGTTGCCCGCATCGTTTTTTGACTGTGCGGGTTTTGTTTTGTCCCCTAGATGGAGGCGAGCCAGATGAGCTTGCAGCAAGAGTTAAACCAGCCCGGTTTTCGCAATTTCCACGTTGATCGTTTTGGGAGCGTTGTAGCGATTGATGAGCCGGGCGCAGGCGGCGCAAATCATGAGTACGTGGTTTATGCGCCAGACAGCACCGAACGGCGTTTGGAAGTAAGCTTTCAAAACGGCCCGCTGAATGAGGCTGGCATTAACGGAACAACCAACGAGCATTTGTTGGCGATCCTCATTGATCGCATGCGTGCATTCCAATCAGGGCCGTTTACCTGCCGTGAGAATGCGCTGGCGCTAACAAAACTGGAAGAAGCAGTCATGTGGCTCAATCAGCGCACGGCCAATCGTGAGGCGCATGGCGTTGAGGGAACGCACGAAGTCTGATGAGCAACGATAACGTTGTTAGATTGACCGGTGATGCTGCGCCCCAAGCGAAAGTGGTCAACGCTGAGGTGGTTGCAGCGCTTGAGAAGGCGTTGGAGCGGGCCAAGAGCGGCAACATGCATGACGTGGTGCTCGCTTGGGTCGATAGCCAAGACGTTGCCACTTATCAGGCTGTGACTTCTGGCGGCTTTGAAATCGTCGGCGCGCTTGAGTGCGCCAAAGCTGCCATCGTTCATGACGTCGTGGTTGATGATGACTGAAACCAGATATGCGGGCCAAGTGCTTGTCTTGATGGATGAGGCCACAGTGATACTTGAAGGCGGTCAGTCAATTCCCGTTGAACAATGGTTTGATGTAGACGGCGAAGACTGTGGCCCAGACGAAGCTGTGTCATGCGTTGCCGGTCCAGACAGCGAAAACAACTGGCTGGCCATCAACCTTGATGCGCTGGAAGACGTGAGCGAGCAGTGATGCCAGCCAAGAAGCACCAGGGCAAAGGTCATCCGACCTACAAAGCCTCGTTTGCCAAGCAGGCTGAGGTGATGTGCCGGCTCGGAGCGACCGACGCTGAGCTTGCTGAGGCGCTTGGCGTTTCCACCTTCACCATCAAGGACTGGCGCACTCGGCACCCAGCGTTTGGTGAAGCCTGTAAGCTTGGCAAAGATGCTGCCGATGATCGCGTGGAGATGGCGCTCTACAACCGCGCTGTTGGATACACATTCGACAGCGAAAAGGTGTTTTGCTCGGAGGGCGAGGTGCTTCGTGCGGCTATCAAAGAGCATGTGCCACCGGACGTGAACGCCATTCGGTTTTGGCTAATGAATCGCCGTCCCGATCTTTGGCGGTCTCTGCAAGGCGAACTGCCAAGCGGTGACGGTGATGATGCGCCCGCGCGTACATCTGAGGACATTGCCAAAGATGTCATGCGCAAGCTGGCCAAGGCTGCTGATGGTGGTCGTGACGGTGGGGCTAAGTTGCACTCGTGAGCACGGCCCAGGCGGTTGCTGACCTCGCCAAGTTGATCGAGGGCATGCCGGCTGATGAAGTTGCTGAACTAGAGGATCTGATAGCCGACGAGGCGCAGGCGGTTTGGAAGCCCGAACCTGGCCCGCAGCTTGATGCGTTCGTTTCGCCTGCTGACCTGATGCTCTACGGCGGTGCAGCGGGTGGCGGTAAGACGGACCTGCTGCTTGGTCTGGCGCTGACGGCGCATGAAAAGTCACTGTTGTTTCGTCGGCAATCAACGGACCTAGATGGCCTTTGGGATCGGTTGCTTGAGATCGGTCAGCCAATTCAAGCGACCAGCGACAGCAACAAGAAGAAGTTGCGCACCAAGGATGGCCGCACGATTGAAGGCGGACACCTTGAGAAGCCGCGTGCAGAGTTTTCGTGGCAGGGCCGTCCGCATGATCTGATCGGCTTTGATGAAGGCGCGCAGATACCGCCGGCCAAGATGGTGTTCGTCATGGGCTGGCTGCGCTCTGCAACGGGCCATCGGTGCCGGGCCGTCATTGCGACCAACCCACCTATGGGCGGTGATGGCGCCTATCTGTTGGAGTGGTTTGCTCCTTGGCTTGATCCGATGTTTGCGGACAAGGCCGAGCCGGGTGAGCTTCGGTATGCGTACTTTGAAGGCGTAGGAGACCAGATTAACACTGTTTGGGTGAACAGTGATGATGTTGTCGAGGATGCGCGCACTGGCGGGCATCACGTCATCATCGATGGCAAACAGAAAGAGGTTCGCTCACGGACGTTCATCCCGTCCAAGTTGGATGACAATCCATACCTGCGCGACACCAGCTATCGTGCCCAGATCGACAGCCTTCCAGAGCCTATGCGCACCCAGCTTCTGGATGGCGACTTTCTCGCTGGGCAGGAAGATCATGCCTGGCAGATCATTCCAACGGCCTGGGTTTACGCTGCTCAGGATCGCTGGAAGCGCAAGATGCAGGAGTTGGGTGGACGCCAACCACGCATGCTTAATCTGTCGTGTGATGCGGCGATGGGCGGCGCTGACAACGCCACCATTGCTCGGCTCTGTGAAGATGCCTTGTTTGAGGCAATGCTTCGCAAACCAGGCCGCGAAATCACTGACGGTCAAACGTTGGCCCAGTGGATGGTTAAGCACCGCCGCAACGGTGCGGACATGTCGATTGATGCAACCGGGGGCTGGGGGCTTTCGGCTAAGGAGCACTTGCAAACGCATATGAGCATCGGCTGCGCCGGACTCATCGCAAGTGGCAAATCAGGCGGCATCGCCAAGGGAAACAACCTTACGTTCCTGAACCAGCGCGCTGAGTGGTGGTGGCGGATGCGTGAGGCGCTTGATCCCAAAGAGGGCGACAATGTTGCCCTGCCGCCAGATACCCAGGTGACCGCTCAACTGACGGCTCCGCGCTGGGAATTGAAGGGCACCACGATCAAGGTGGAGTCCAAGGAAGAGATCAAAAAACGCCTTGGCTCATCGACTGATGATGCTGATGCCATTGTGCAAGCGTGGTCGAGGCGCGGCGCCATGCCGATCACGCTGCCACAGCAAATGGACGCTTGGGCCGAAACCGCAGAAGATGATTGGAATCCGTATGAGTGACGAAAGCCGCGGCTTCATCATTGCGATGCTCGGCGCGATCTACTGCGCCATGTTGTTCGCTGGTGGCATGTGGTCCGATGCGCCGTTTGTGATGGTGTCGTCCATGCTGTCGCTCGGCGCAGCCTATGTCGCTTGGCAGGTTTATCATTTGCGCTTCGTGCCCGAGGCGCTGAGTATCGCATCACTTGGGCTCGGTGTGGCGAGCACCGCTCTGCTGATCAGCCATTTGACGTGATCGAGATTCATCCGGCAACGCGCCGGGATGTGACCTACGTTGCAGTCAACATGCGCGAGCATGACCAGCGCGAGGTGCTTGGCGTGCTGCCCGATTGGATGGCGCCAGGCATCGCGGGGCTTATGTGCTTTGAGGCATCGCCCGAAGGCTTTGCTTGGGTTGCGTCTTACAAAGGATCGCCTGCCTGTGCCTTTGGTGTTGCACCACAGTCTGCCGTGACGCCGTGGCTTTGGTCGGCTTGGGCGTTCGGAACCAACGAAATGCGCCGAACCATTCCGGCAGTATCGCGCTTTGCCAAGCGTGTGTGGCCTCGCGCCTTGCCTGAGGCGGGTGCGACGCGCGTTGAGGTGCGATCGCTGGTCGATCACGACATTGCTCATCACTGGCTTGCCGGTCTTGGCGCTCGTCGCGAGGGGCTTTGCGAGGGGTATGGGCGTGACGGCGAAGACTACGAACTTTGGGCTTGGTTGAAGAAGGATTTTGAGCATGTGCTTCATGAAAGCGCCTAAGCCAGCACCGGCGCCGACGCCGCCTGCAACGCGGGATGGCGACAGTGCAGAAATGCGTGCGCGGGAAGAAGAGGACCGCCGACGCGCAAGGCAAAGCCAAGGCCGTCGCTCGACCATTCTCACGAGCGGCACAGGCGCTGCTGGCTTTGATCAGGTTGGTGGGCGCGCGACACTGCTTGGACAGTCTAACGGCACAGGTCGGGCTGCTTAAGCATGACCATCGCCGCTGATCTCATGTCGCGGGCAGCACAACTGTCCGATGACCGTCAGGGCTTTGAAGCCGATTGGGATGAGATCGCGCGCTATTGTCTGCCGCAGGCTGAGACAAGCTCAAACCGGCATGACTTTCGCCGCCTTGATCAGAAGCTCAACAACCGATCGCGTGCTGTGCAACGTGCGCCGGAGGTGTTTGATAGCTCGTCCATCACTTTGGTGACGCGCCTTGCCGCCGGCATGGAGAGTTTGACCGCGCCGCAGGCTGAAAAGTGGCACGGATTGGACGTTGATGATCCGTTTGGTGCCGCTTTGGTTGATGCCGACGAGGAATGGCTCGAACGGGTTCGTGATTATCAGTTCACGGCACGCTATGACCCGCGCTCAGGTTTCCAAACAGCGTTTCAGAGTTCGCTACGTCGCCAGATCGCTTTTGGCACAGCCATTGTTGAAACCGAAGAGGCGTTCGGCGCTGCGAACCAAAGCGGCGTTGCCGTGCCGGTCTACTATCGGCACATCCCGCTTGCGCAATGCTACCTGGCAACCAACGCACAAGGCGTAACAGATACCAATTTTCGTCGCTTTTCGATGACGGCACGCCAATTGGTTGAAAAGTTCGGCGCGGATAAGGTGTCGGAAAAGGTCAAGGCCGCTGCTGAGGATGAAAAGCGGCGCGATGAGCCCGTTGATCTGCTGCATGCCACGATGCCGCGAGCTGAGGCGGGATCCTCGCGCGGCAGCAATCGCAACAGTCCTTTTGCCACGTACTGGCTTGAGGTCGATACCAAGCACCTGATCACCGATGGCGGGTTCTTCGAGTTCCCCTATCACGTGTTTTACTGGGAGCAGCGCGACGACAGCGCCTATGGCGAAAGCCCTGTCATGCAGGCTCTTGCCGATATTCGTCGTTTTCAGAACATGTCCAAGCACGGCTTGCGTGCTTTCCAGCAATGGACCGATCCGCCGCTAGCAACGGTTGCCGATGGCCAGATGAAGCGGCCTAATCTCAATCCGCGCGCTCTGAATCCCGGTGCGTTGGATGAGCGTGGTGAGTTTCGTGTTCGCCCGTTGGTGACGGCGCAGCGGCCCGACTTCGCTCTTGAGATATTGAATGCGCAGAAAGAGAACCTGCGCGAGAGCCTCTACATCAATCTGTTCCAGGCGATGATCGATCGGCCTGACAGCACCGCGACGGCGGCGATGATCCGCGCAGACGAAAAAGCGCAGTTGCTCGGCCCAGCGGGCGCGAAGATTCACGGTGCGCTTGCCTCAATGATCGAGCGTGAGTTTGCCATCATGACCCGCAAGGGTGCGTTTGAAACTGGCAGTCGCCTTGCGCCGCCTGAGACGCTTCAAGATCGCGAAATCAAGGTGAAGTTCACCTCGCCGCTCGATCGTATGCGCCGATCCAATGAGGTGCTGGGCATTCAGCAGACGCTAGAGATGGCCGGCGCGCTGGCGCAGCTTAAGGGCAGTCCTGCTGTGCTGGATCGCATCGATGAAGAGAAGGCTCTCGACATTACCCGCGAGGTGGTTGGCGCGCCTGCTGGCATGATGCGCGACGATGAAAGCGTTGAGAGAATTCGCGCCAATCGTGCTGACCAGCAACAGATGGTGGCTGCACAGCAAGCCATGCAATTGGTTCAAGGCACATCGCAATCAGCTTCGGCGGCAAGCCAAGCTATGAGTGATGTGAGCCAGGCCGCGAACGAAAACCCTGAGATGGCTGAGATGCTGGCCGAAGCGGCGGCAGCAGCCGGATAGCATGCAGAGCCTCGCGAGCTTGTTTGAACCTGGCAAACGCCGCCGGGCAGCGGCGCAGTTGCGTCTGGCGCAGGCCTATCAAGCCACGTTCACCGGCAACGCCACCAGCGAAGACGCTGAGATGGTCTTGGCCGATCTGACCAATGTTTCGGGCTTCTACGCCGTTGAGGACGCCAACGTCTCAGCGACAGCCCGCGCTTTTGCTGACGGACGGCGCGACTTGATGCGTCGCATCTTGTCCATGTCAGTGCACACGCCGGAGCAGCGCCAAGCGCTGTTTAAGGCAGTTCAGGCCGAAGAAGAGGCCGACAACCAAGAGGGATACACATGACCGATTCAACCGCGAATGGGCCGGAAGCCACTGCAACTGCTGATGCAGCAGCCGCAGCGACAACCGACAACCGCGCCGGTGAAACCTCCACCACGCTTAATGGGTCTGGTGATGGTGGAGGCGACTGGCTGGCTGGCCTTTCCGAAGACAACCGCAGCTTGGTCGAAGCGAAGAAGTGGGGTGACAAAGGCCCTGATGCCGTTCTGAACGGTTATCGGGAGTTAGAAGCTCACGCATCGAAGGCCCTTGTTCCACCCAGTGAAGATGCAAAGCCAGAAGATTGGGATGCGTTTTACAGCAAGTTGGGCCGTCCTGAGACGCCAGATGGGTATGAGTTCAAGCTCCCCGAAGGCGTTCCCGAGGACATGCCCTACGATGATACGCTGAAAACGGAATTCCAAACGTGGGCGCATGAGGCTGGGCTGACGCCGAAGCAGGCCGCGATGATGCACGACAAGTATGTGCAGCAGGCCGGTCAACAATACTCCACCGCCGTCGAGGACACGGCCACCAAGGTCACCGGTGCGCATGATGAGCTGATCAAGGCTTGGGGTGATCCCGGCTCTGAGAAGTATCAGCGCAACGTTGAGTTGGCGGATCGTGCCATTCGGCAGCTAGGTGGAGAGGAACTTCGCAACGAATTGAAGCAGTTTGGCTTCATGACGGACAAAGGCGAAGTGGCGTCAGCCAAGATCACTCAGATGCTCGCGACCATTGGTGAGCAGCTTTACGCCGAGGATGCTGTCTATGCCGGTCCAACCGCGACGGAGAACCCCTTCGCAGACGGCAAGCAGAACCTCACGGAGCAAGGCAAGATCGTTCGCAGCGACCCGAAACGCGCCAAGGCACTCATTCAGGCGGCAGGCAAGAATCCTGCGCTCTACGGCCTTTAGCGCTTTTTCGTAAGGAGCAATCCAAATGGCGACTACGCGCCTCTCTGATGTCATCGTGCCGGAGGTTTTCTTCCCGTACATGATGACCGAAACGATGGAGAAGACTGCGTTTTTCCAGTCTGGCATCATCAAGGAAGACCCTGCCTTGCAGGCTTTCATCGCAGGCGGCGGTCAAACGACCAACGTTCCCTCGTTCTCTGACCTGTCTGACGCAACCGAAGCCGGCATTGGTTCGGATGATCCGGCGGTTAAGAGCACACCGGATAAGATCGGTTCGTTCAAACAGATCGGCATTCGCAATATCCGCACCAAATCTTGGTCTGATATGGACCTGGTGCGCGAGATGATTGGCGAAAACCCGATGCAGGCCATCGCCAGTCGCGTTGCGCCGTGGTGGGGCCGGTCGTTCCAGCGGTATCTGATCTCGTCTATGCGCGGCATCATTGCGGACAACGTGGCCAACGACAGCAACGATATGGTTGTCGATATCGGCACAGATGGCGCTGGGGCGATAACTGCTGCTGAGCTTATCTCTGCCGAGGCCATCATTGATGCGCAGGGCACGATGGGCGATGCGGCGGATTCGCTGAGTGCGATTGCGATGCACTCGGTGGTCTATAACCGGCTTCTGAAAGAAGACTTGATCGACTTTATCCCCGACAGTCAGGGCAAAGTGCAGTTCCCGACTTATCTGGGCTATCGGGTCATCAAGGATGACAGCATGCCAGCCGTGGCCGGCACAAACCGCGTCAAATACCACACCTATCTGTTTGCAGAGGGTGCGGTGTCTTATGCGGAATCGCCGGTGGCTGTGCCTGTGGAGCCGGATCGCAATCCTGATGCCGGTAACGGCACTGGTCAGGAGATTCTGTACACCCGTCGCCAGTTCATCCTGCACCCGCAGGGCTTTTCGTTCACGGCTGCCGGCACGATTGCCGGTCAGTTCCCGACGAACGCCGAGCTTGAGGCGGCTGGTAGCTGGGATCGCGTCTATCCAGAGCGCAAACAGGTGCCGATTGCTGTGCTGATTACCAACGGCTAACGCCGCTGGCAGCATCGACTGAAACGAAGGGCGTCCGGCAACGGGCGTCCTTTTTTCATTGGAGAGAACAATGACCGACGAAACCAACGAACCTGATGCGCAGGCAAAGCCCCCTGAGGCAGCCAAGCCGAACGATGCCCCGACTGGTGATCAGGCCGAAGGTGCTGGCAACGCCCAACCTGCTGCTGCGACCAAGCCCAAAGCCAAGCGTGCGCGCAAGGCAAAGCCCCCTGAGGCAGCCAAGCCGAACGCAAAGGGGCCGCTGAAAGGCGTCGTTCCTGGCGAAAAGCCACCTCTCAATGTGCTGCACACCATGGCGGTGGAAACTTCGCGCGCCCTGGCCAAAGAGAACAACGGCAATGCACGTCAGAGGGCGGCGCGTCGTCGCCGGGCTAAGGCAGTCTGATGGCGCTCACCAACGTTCAGATCGCAGCGATTTACAACGCGCGTAAGCGTCGCCGTCGCCGTCGCAAAACATCGTAGGGCTTCCCCATGTCATCTCCGGCTTATGTCGTGAACCTTGCGTTCGACCGCATTGGTGAGCGCACTATTGTGAGCCTCGATGATCCTGGCCCAATCGTTGCGCGCGCAAAGGCGCAGTATTCGCATCAGCGCGATCTGCTCTTGCGTGCGCAGCCTTGGCGCTTTGCCATGGCCCGCGCAGAACTGGCAGCGCTGAGCGATGCGCCCACCTTTGGATGGGATCGAGCGTTTGAGCGCCCCAGTAACGCGCTGCGCGTCATGCCGCTGACAACCAATGGCGAATATGACGGATTACCGGTCGAGCATCGCTTTGAAGGCACTCAAATCCTCACCAATGCGACCGCGCCTCTCAAAATTCGCTACGTGCAGCGCGATGTTCCTGAGACCAAGTTCGATCCGCTGTTCACTGAGCTTTTGGCAATCAACATTGCGCTTCAGCTTTCCTACCGGCTGACAAACAAGCGCTCGCTGGTCGCGGAGTTACGTCAGGAAGCGCGCGAACTCAGTGCGGGCTTTTTCATCCTTGATGCCATCGAGGGCTCGCACAAGTACGCGCAAGGCGATGAAGTCCTGCAAGCGGGTTACGCGCTGTGAGCATCTTCCTGCAGCAAGCCACGTTTGCACGAGGCGAGATTTCGCCACGTCTGCACTCGCGATCGGACATTGATCACTGGGCGATGTCGCTCAAAAAGTGCGCCAACTATTTCGTCATGCGCCAAGGCGGTTTGCAAAAACGCACCGGCACCATCTTTGCCGCTGAGGTCAAGGATTCAAGCAAAACCACGAGAATTATTCCTTATGTCTTCAACGTGGAGCAGGCCTACGTGTTGGAGATGGGCGATCTCTATGTGCGCTACTACGCCAATGGTGGGCAGGTCTTAAATGCCAGCACGCCGGTTGAGACTGCTTTGCCGTATACTGAAGCGCAGTTGTTCGACGTGCAGTATGCGCAGTCGGCGGATACGGCTTATTTCGTGCATGGCCTGCACGTTCAAGCTACGCTGAAGCGAACGGGTGCGGCCACGTTCACCTATGCCAGCATGACCTTTACTGACGCGCCCGACCAATGGGGCGCAGACAACTATCCAACCACCGTTGCGTTCTTCAATGAGCGTCTTGCATTTGCTGCGACACCGAATGAACCGCAGACGATTTGGTTGTCCAAAGCGGGCATTTTGACCGATCACGGAATCTCGGCGCCGCTCGTGGCTGATGATGCGATTGAGGTGACGATCCTTGCTGGTGAGGTCAACGCGGTGCAGTGGATGGCTGAAGGCCAAGACTTGCTGATTGGCACAAACGGAGCGGCGCGCACGCTAGGACCGTCTGATCGCGGCACGGTTTTTTCGGCCATCAACATTCGCCAAAAGCGTCATTCTCGCAAAGGCGCGACCAACATTCAGCCCATTCAGATCGGCAATGTGGCGCTCTATGTGTCGCGCTATGGTGATCGCATCCACGAATACCTCTATTCGTTTGAGGCCGATGGATATGTGGCGCCAGAGCTTACGGTGCTGTCTGAGCACATTTTGCGCATCGGCGTTGTCGATTGGGCTTATGCGCAAGACCCAGAATCCATTGTTTGGATCGTGCTTGCAGATGGCCAGGTTGCGGCGTTGACCTATGATCGTGAGCAGCAAATTGTTGGCATCACGCGCCACCAGTTAGGCGGCGACGGTATTGCTGAGAGCGTCGCAGTCATTCCGGGCGATGAGGCCGATCAGGTTTGGTTCATCGTAAGACGGACCATCAACGGGCAAACCAAGCGCTATATTGAATACCTCGCGCCCCAGCATGAGCCGGGCGATCCAATCGAAGATGCGCACTATGTGGATTGCGGCTTGATCTACGAAGGTGCAGCGACTTCCGGCGTATCCGGTCTTGACCACTTGGAAGGTGAGACAGTCACGATCTTGGCCGATGGGGCGGTGTTGCCACCGCAAGTCGTGTCCGGTGGCGCAATCACGCTGCCGGACGGTCGCACGGCTTCCAAAATTCATGTCGGCCTTGGTTTCAATGCTGAGGGCCAAACACTTCCGGTTGCGGTCAGCCGCGGTGATGGTTCTGGGCTTGGCCGGCCTAAGCGCGTCGCAGGTTGCCTGGTTGATGTGCTGGATTCCGCGCCTCTGAAGGTAGCTGGGCCAGGCGGCGATTGGGAGCAGACGCACCGTCGCTCTGCCGGCGATCCAATGGGCTCGCCACCACCACTCAAGACCGGCTTTGCAGAATTGTCGGTGGATTCCTCGTGGGAGGAAAGCGGCGAGATCAGCTTTTTGAGCGATACACCGCTGCCTTCTGTCATCCGATCGATCACGCTTAATTTGGAGACTACACCGTAATGTGTGGACCGGCTCTTGGCATTCTCGGCGCCGTTGTATCGGCTGCCGGATCGCTGTTCTCGGGCATGATGCAAGCCCAAGCGTACAAGGCGCAGGCGGCACAGCATGAGCGCCAGGCACAAATTGAACGAGACCGCGGCATTTTTGAAAGCCAGCGCGAGCGCGAGCGACACCGCCGCGTCGCAGGCGAGCAACGAGCGGCTTATCTGGCATCGGGTATTGCGCTTGAGGGCACGCCAACAGATGTGATCATCGACTCCGGGCAAGAAAACGAAATCGACATTCAAACCATCAAATATGGCGCGCAAATCCGGGAGGATAACGAGCGTTTCTCAGCTCAGATGGCGCGCATGAACGCAGGCCACGCCATGGCCGGTGGGGCCATCGGGGCGCTTTCGCCTCTGATTGGTGGTTTTCGCTCGTTGGGCGGCACGCAGTTGGGGTCTAGGTACGCTTGATGCGCATTCCAACAACGGAATCACGGCGTGGCCTCGACACAGGGCGCGGCTCTATGCGCACACCGCGCATCAACGATTCCGTGGGCTCTGCGCTGCGCTCGGTTGGATCGCAGTTGTCCGCCTTAGGCGAGCATTATGCGCGCCAGCAGGAGGCAACGGAAGCTTTGCAGGCGCGGCAAGGGTTCCTGGAATTGCAGAACACGCTGCAACAGGACTACCGCACAACGATGGAGCAGGCGCCCGAAACCGGTGCGGGGGTCTATGACAGTTGGTTTTCGCAGGATGAGACCAATCCCGGCCTATTCAATCGTCGCGCCGAAGAATTCATTGCCTCACTTCCTGAAAGTCAGCAGGACGAATATCGCATGCGGCTCACCCAGCTTGGTGGGGAGTATGATGATACCGTTGCGCGTGACGAGCTGCGCCTGCGTCAGGCGTTTGCAGGCAACGTCATCGAGCAGCAGGTTGAGGCATCAGCCGTTGCGATTGGCCAGAACCCTGAACTGTTGGACGCTCATGTCGGTGAAGTTGCGAGCCTGATTTCTCAGTCTGGTCTAAGCCGTTCGCAGGCCATGCCGATCATGCGGGCTGCTGAGCAGCAGCTTGCGCTTGCCGCCGCGCAGGCCGGTGTTCAACAAGACCCCGAAGCGTGGGAAGGCCGCATTGAGCGCCATTTGCAATCCCTGGCGTCGGGGCAAGGCGGGTCGAATGAGCAGCAGCTTGTTGGTGCTGCTCTGCAAGTGGAGGCTGAATTTGGCATTCCGGCTCAAGACCTTTTGTCGATCATGTCATTTGAGACGGCAGGCACTCTTGATCCTTGGCAGCGCGGTCCAACAACACAATGGGGCCAGCATCGCGGCTTGATCCAGTGGGGTGAACCACAGCGCCGACAATATGGTGTTAGTCAGACGAGCACCATTCAAGAACAGGTGGCGGCAGCAGCGCGCTATCTCATGGATCGCGGCTACCAGCCCGGCATGCGCCTTGAAAACATGTATGCAGCCGTGCTGGCGGGTGATGCCAATCGAACCGGCGTTGGCGATCTCCACAATGGTGGCGTTGCCCGCAGCGCGGCCCATGCGGTTCAAAACCAGTTTGGCGGTCACATTGCCCGCGCTCAATCTCTCCTTGCCCAGTATGGTCAGGGCGGCGGTGATGGTGATCAAGGTCAGCGTGACCCGGTGCTTGCTCGCATTCAGCCCAGCCAGTTGCAGGCGTTGCAGGCAGATGCTCGCGACGCCGTTACAGAGGCGCGTCGCGTGTCGGAATATGACGCGACCGTTTTTGAACAGACTGTGCAGGATAATCTTGCAAGTATCCGAGAAACGGGCAGGCCCATTGAAGGGCTGAACGATGAGGATGTGCTGCGCGCCTTGGGCGAAGAAGAATTTGCGGTGTATGAGCGCGAGCGCCAGGGAGCTATGCTCTATCACCGCGCCACCGATGGCATGGAGAGTCTACCAACGGGCGAGATAGAGGCGCGCGTTGACAGCGTGCGCGCTGAACCAGGCACGCCCGGCTTTGAGTTGGCGGAGACTGTGCGCAGTGAGGTGCAGGAGTACGCCGATACACTTCGCGCTGAGCGTTTGGAGGATCCTGCGTCTGCTGTTCGCCGCATTCCTGAGATGCGTGAGGCTGAAGAAAACCTTGATCTTGCTGATGCGGCCAGTGTTTCGGCCTTCATCACTGAAAACCTGCGCTGGCAGTCCGTTCTAGGCATTCCATTTGAATCGCGTGCGCCCATCCCTCGTGCGTGGGCGCGCACTTTGGCTGATGACATCTTGGAGCTTCAGTTTAACGCGCAGCGCTCCAACAGGCGTCCGGCGGACGCCATGCAATCATCGATTAACAGCATTCGCGCGGTTTTTGGTGATCAACATTCTGAGGCCGTGACCATGATGGCGCTGAGCCAAATGACCGGTTCGGACGATTTGGCCAACATTGCGATGAGCCTGTTCCGACAGGTGCGGCGTGGCGATCGTGTGGCACCAGCAACAACCACTCAAGCGGAAGATGCCATTGATATGACCACCATCAACCAAGGCTTGGAGCCTTTGGACATGGGGGTCATGCCATGAGCGATCCACGCATTCAGCAGTTGACGCAGCGCTTTCGCGAGGAACTGCGCGGCAGCGTGGCCAGTATGATGACGCCCGAAGGAGCCAATGCGCTCCAAGGCGGCGAGGGCGCCGGCATTGATGTGCTAGATGCGTCTGAGCAACGCCGAGTGCCAACAATTGAATCGCGTCTGAGTGATGCGTTTCGTGTTGAGCGCGAAGCTATGCTTGCGGCACCGCCACCCGCTGCACCAGCCATGCCGGAAGACGATGGCTTTCGTATGCCTTCGGTCGTGAGCGATGTGGGTGAGGGGCTTCTGAACACGCTCATCAATATCCCGCGTGGTGTGGCCACCACTGTTTCCACCACAATGACTGGTGCCGCGCTCGTGCCGAGTGAGGTCGAGGGTGCGCGATACGAGCGCTTTATTGATCAGCTTCGTCGTGTGCCCGAAATGGATGAGCGGGAACTTCGGCTTTTGCAAAGCCGCATTGATGCTCTGGAATATGCAGACGGTGGAGCTCAACACCAAGTGCAGTCGGTTTTTGATCAAATCCGCAATGGCACGCTTGATGCCAGCGAAGCTGATTTTGAAACGCTCTTTGCAAACGTGCCATCCTTCCAGCAGCTTGCCCTCATTCAAAACGCGCAAGAACTAAACCAATGGGCTGAGCAGATCTTTGCGCCGCGCCCCGGATGGGAAGACCACTACACCACGCAGCTTGGTCAAGGCTTGGGCTCTGCTGTGGCGTTCATGTCCACGATGCTTCTTCCCGGCGGTGCTGTAACGCGAGTTACTGCCGGTGGTGCAGCCGGTGTTCTGGCAGCGAAAGGTGAGGCCGCAGAACGGGCTTTGCAAGAAGGCGCGACCGAGATGGAGGTTCTGCAAGCGGTTGGGCTTGCTGCTATCCCCGGCATGACCGAGATGGTGCCGTTTGAATACCTTGTTCGTATGCCCGTTTTGCGTGGGGCATTTCTTGGCGCACTGGCCGAGGCTGGTAAGCAGGGCTTGCTGGAAGGCGGGCAGGAAGTCCTCCAAGAAGTGATGCAAAATGCCATTGAGCGTATGGTCTACAACGAGGATCAGGATTTGCTCGAAGGAGCTGTGACATCGGCTCAAACTGGCGCCGGTGTTGGTGTGACGCTGGCGCTGATGAAGCAGTTCATCGGCGGGTTGATTGGTGCTCGGCTTCGAGAGCCCGCGCAGGTGCGGATGGGAGGTGAAACTGTCACGATTGAACCTGCCAACCAGAGCGAGCCCGGCAGCCCTAATGAGCGGGTCGCTCAAACCTTTGAGCAGGTTCAAAGCCAAGCGACGACGAGTGAACGTGTTGATCAGGCTTTTGATGACGTTCAGCGCGCTACCCCGCCACAGGCTGAGACGGTCACAACGCCAAGCGGGTCGTTCTCGACAGAAGTGCAATATGAGGTCGTGGAAGCGTCTGACCTAGTTGCCGCCACCGGTGACTTGCAGCCCCGCGACCGTGAAGATCGGGCCGGAAGCGATTTGCAGGTACAGCGCATCGCGCAAAACCTCGATCCCGCCCGCCTGGCGTCGAGCACCGAGACAGACCGTGGCGCACCCATTGTGGATGGTGATGGAGTTGTGCTCTCCGGTAATGGGCGCACCGCGGCGATCCGCGAAGCCTATGCGAGCGATGGCGAGCGTGCGCAGGCCTATCGCGATTATCTGAGTGAGCTTGGGTTCTCGACAGACGGCATGGTGCAGCCGGTTCTTATTCGGCGTGCGCCATCCTTGTCGCAAGATGAGCGTCTGCTGCTTGCTCGCGACTCCAATTTTGATGACAAATTGGCCATGTCGCTGTCTGAACAGGCCATGGCCGATCAGGCGCTAATCTCTGCTGACATGCTCGGTCAGATCGATCAGGACATTGAGGCTGGGCTTGCTGCCATGGGCAATCGCGAGTTTATCCGCTCGTTCCTTGCCGGACTTACGCCAGAGCAGCAGGCATCGTTTCTGAATGCTGATGGCGAGGTGACGCCGGCAGGTACGCGCCGGGTTGAAGCTGCGCTGTTTGCCCGCGCCTATGGTTCGCCTGATCTTGTGCGCCGCCTGATTGAGAACGAACACGATAAAAGTCTGCGTCATGCCTTGGTCGGCGCTGCACCTGAGTGGGCGCGGATGCGTGAGACGACGCAGGGCAATGACTTCGACCTGACCGGCAATTTGGTTGAGGCCGTGCGACTTGTGAACCAAGCGCGCGGTAAGGGCATTTCGCTTGAAGCGCTTGCCGCCCAGGCCGATGCATTTGCTGACATCGACCAGACCGCGCTGCAAATCGGTCGGCTGTTCTATCAGAAGAACGGCAGGCGTTTGGCGCGCGCTGATCTGATCCGAGATCGGCTTGTTGCCTATGCTCGCGCCGTCAATCGCGAGGGGCAGGCCGTTGGCGATATGTTTGCCGACGAAGCCGCAACGCCTGATGCGGTCTTGGCCGGTGTTGTAGAGGCCAGCCAAACGGGGCAGCAAAGCCGTTTGGCCGCGCGTGCCGGTAATGGTGAGGCGGAAGTGAGCTTGAGGCGCGACGAGGCCGGACTGGCGCGACCGCTTAACGATGAATCTGTGGCGCTGCGCGATGTGATCCAGAAATTGGATAAGGCCCTTGGTCTTACCGCTGTGCGACAAGGTCGCCTGTCTGTCCGGTCGGCTGGCGGCAAGGTGCTCGGTCAATACTCGTGGAACAGCGGCGTCATCCGCGTGCGCAACACGATGGACGTTGAAACGCTTGCTCACGAGGCGGGCCATGGGTTGCACCAGCGCGCGACCAAAGACCTTGAGCCACTGATGATGCGTCATTCATCGGAACTTGTGCCGCTGGCCTATGACGGCGTGAAGCCTGCTGACCAGCTTATGGAAGGCTTTGCCGAATGGTTCCGTTTGTTCGTGACCAATCCGGCAGTGGCCACAGCGCGCGCACCCCAATTTGAGCAGGCGTTTCTGTCTTGGATGGATCAAACCGATCCTGCCGCCCTGGCAGGCTTGCGTGAGGCGCAGGCGGCGTACACGTCCTATTTGCAGCAACCATCCGGGCAGACGGTCGCGGCCAACTTGGCAACAGCGCGTGAGCCGGGCCTGATCGAGCGCATGGTTGAGGCTTACAAGAGCGGCCAGCTTGGCAATTCGGCCATGGCCATGGCGGATCGTTTCTACGCCGCCACGATCGACAAAAATGCACCTATCAAACGTATGGTGCAGGACATGGTGTCCATCTACGAGGATCGCACCGGCAATGCGCTTGAGCTTCGTCGCGCTGACGATCCCTATGTTCTGGCCCGTTTGTCCGAGAACGCCTACCAGCGTGGGCACGCCGATCTGATGCATGGCGTCCATGGCTACAAAGAGATCGATGCATCCACGCCATCATGGCGACAAGCGCTGATTACGGCTCATGGGTATGAGCCTGGTCTGTCCGGCAAATGGAATGACAGCATCGTGCGCGACTTCGGCGCCTATCTTGTGTCGCGTCGGGCCATCCAAGAATACGCCCGATACGAAAAGGGAGAGATTCCGCACCCGCCAACCAAAGAGACGCTTGGTGATCATCGCGTCACGGTCGAGGAAATGGAGGCACGGTATCCGAGCTTTGTTGCTGCCGCCGGTGAGATGCACACCTACTTGCGCGGCCTTCTCTACAAACAATACCGTGCGGGCCTGATCACATCAGAGGCGTATCAGCAGCTTACTGCGCGCCAAGATTATGTGCCGTTTCTGCGCGATGTCTCGGACAAGGCCAAAGCGGGTGGCAGCGGATCCCCGCGCAATAACGCCAGCAATGGCTTGCAACGCTTTAGAGGGTCGGATCGCGACATTCTGAACCCCGTCGATACGATCATGGAAATGACCTATCGGGCGAACATGCAGATCGCGCGCAACGATGCCATGAAGTCGCTTGGTCAACTGGCCGATCGTGTCGGTGCCGATGCGGGCTCCCTGGTCGAGCGCATCCCCAATTCAGAGATGCAGGCGCAGCAGGTGCGCGTAACCGAGGTTATCAAGCAGGCCGCACGGCAGAACGGCATCGCTCAGGAAGATGCTGAGATGATGATCATGGCGGCTGATGAGATGTTTGGTGAAGACACGGCATCCATTTTCCGATCCAGCGAGATCAACGAACGCGGCGAGCCAATTGTCTATTTCTGGGAGAACGGGGAGCGTAAGGCGCTTCGCCTGGCTGATGGCGAGTTTGGTCGTGAGGTCATGGATGCGCTCACCGGCATGACGCCACAGATGCTTGAACTGGCCGCAGAGCTTCTAGCGCCAACGTCCGCCGTGTTCCGTGCCGGCATCACCACACACCCAACGTTCATTCTCGCAAACTACTTCCGCGATCAGTTACAGGCATGGGCCTTTGGCGAGGGTTACAAGCCATTTGTTGATGGCGCGCGCGGCGTGGTGCAAGAGCTTCGCCAGGGCGACATGTCACGCATCTACAATCTTTCCGGCTCGATCATGGGCGGAACAGAGGTCTCGGCGCTGAACGTCGCGCGTGTCGAGAAGGACATTAATGCGCTGGCCTCGAAAGGCTATGCTGTTCAGCGCGTTGGCCGTCGCGGCTTTGCACGCAAGCTGCAAGGCATCCTTGAGATCACAGAGATCACGGAAACCGGCACGCGTTTTGGTTTGATGCAGGCTACGATGGAGCGCGCCAAGCGTGACGGCCTGTCGGATTGGGAGGCGTTGATCGAGGCCGGATACGCTTCGACCGATTACATGGACTTTGGCCGGGCTGGGTCGAAGATGATGATTGCGCGCCGCCTCATCACCTTCCTAAACGCCAACTTGCAGGGCCTCGATAAGCTGGTGCGTGTGGTCAGCGGTGGCGATGCACGCCGGAAGTTGATGAAGAACTGGGCTCGCACCGTGCTCAAAGATCAGGCTGCTATTCCCCTGACGCGCGAGGAACAGCGAGAACTGCGCATAGCCAAGTCGGCATGGGTGAAGATGGCAGGGTTCGCGGCGTTCAGTGCTGCCCTGATGGCGCTCTATTGGGACGATGAAGAGTTCTGGGAGTTCAGCGATTACACCCGCGCCACGCACTGGATGGTCAAGATCGACGGCACATGGCTCGCGCTTCCCAAGCCCTTCCAGTTGGCCGAGATGGCCAATCTGCTGGAACGCACAACCGAATATGTTTTCCGCCAGGACGACACCGCCATGCGGCGATATCGCGAGCAGTTTGTGGCAATGAGCTTGCCGCCCACTTCAATCCCGGGTGTTCAAACCATTGGGGAATTGACCCTCAATCGAGACTCTTTCCGCGACCGTGCCATTGTGCCCGACTACATGCGCGGTCTGCCGCCGGAGTTGCAGTACACGGCTTGGAACAGCGAGTTCTCAAAGCGTGTTGGCGGTGCGCTTGGCGTGTCGCCCGCGATGATGGACCATGCCATTCAGGGTTTTGGCGGCTCGTGGGGCCGATCTCTTCTGCAATGGTCCAACCAAGCGCTTTCCAGCACGCGGCCTGATGCAATTTCACCAATCGAGCCATTGGCTCAGCGTTTCCTGAAAGACCCTCAGCGGTCATCGCGCGTGCCCGATGATTTTTACACCACGGCCACCAATTTTGAGCAGGGATTTCGACGCTACGAACACCATGTTGAGGCGCAATCGCCAAGCGAAGCGGCGCAGGCTTTGGGGCGATTGCGTGAGCATGAGCGTGTCTACGCACTGATCAATGAGCATCACGACGTCGATGCCAAGCGGCTGCACCCGATGCGACGTGCGGCTGATGTTGCGCGAGTGGTGAGCGGAATGCGTCGCGAGATGCTGAACGGCGATCTTGAGAACACGCAGTTTGAAGGCGCGCCTGCCTTTGCTCAAAGCCCCGCGGTTGAACGGCAAATTTCAACTGTGCTCAGCCGCATTCAGCATCGGGAAATGGCAAATGCGCTTACGATGGTTGGCGAGCGCGGTTATGGCCCGCGTGCCTTACGCGACGTTGAAGCCAGCTTCCTTGAACTGCGCGCGATGGCCCCGGATGTGGCTGATGAGCTTCTGACGCGGCTGCGCCAAGCGCGCGTTTATGACGTTGCGACGGTTCGCGATGGCTACTTGGAACTGCAATCGCGCGTTCTCGACCAAGGTGCAGATGCGTTGCTTGATGATCTCAGCGCCGGTGCGCGCGACTGGGTAGATCACCCCTTCTAAGAGGTATCTGATGACAATCCTATCAACGGACAACCGACGCTCATACACGGGCGACGGCAGCACCACTGTGTTCGCTTTTCCCGTCCGCTTTCTGGAAGCGGCAGACGTAAAAGTCGTCACCAGGGTCAACGACACCGAGACCGAACTGACCCAAGGCGTTGACTACACCGTCACCGGCGCCGGCAATCCGGCAGGCGGCTCGGTGACGTTTACAGTTGCACCGGTGGCTGGCGCGACCGTGGTCATCTACAACGATCCCGCTTTGACGCAGAGTGTTGATTACCGAGATGACGACGAGTTTGCTGCGGAGACGCATGAGCGTGCGCTCGACAAGCTGACGTTGATTGTTCAGCGGCTCAGCGCCCGCATTGCACGCACTTTGCAGTATGACGAAACTGCGCCAACCGTTCTCACGGCCTCGCAGGTGCTTGAGCGTGTGGACGATGCCGAAACGGCGCGAGATGAGGCGCAAGCGGCGTCAGCATCGACGGCTGCCGATCTGGTTGAGACG